AGAATACAAGGAGATTTACAAGTGCATAAATCAGCACTATCTGATTATAGGTATGAAAAAAATAAAGCATTATTAAAATTAAAAGACAAAGACAAAATGTAGTTTTTAGAAATTAGTTTTGTTTGGAGGGAGCGAAAACAGTGATTCACAGTTTAGTCTCCTATTAAAAGAGGTTTAAAAGTATAAGTACTTTTGCCTCTTTTTTTTATTCAAAAAATTCCTGTTACTTTGTATTATAAATTTTCTCAATTAAATCGTTATACTATTATGAAACTTAAACTTAATATTCCTACATCTTTAGATAAAATAACTCTAAGGGCATATAAAAAGTATTTAAAATTACAAGATACTACTGATATTAAATTACTAAAAGCACAAATGATTCATATTTTTTGTGGTGTTAGTTTAAAGGAAGTGTATAATATGAAATATAATGATACTGAAGAAGTGGTTGGAATTATCAACACTATGTTTGAGGGGAAACCTGCACTAGTAAAGGCATTTAAATTAAATGGAATTGAATATGGTTTTCATCCATCTTTAGATGATTTAAGTTTAGGAGAATATATTGACTTAGACACGTATGTAGGAGATTGGGATAATATTGAAAGGGCAATGAATGTTTTATATAGACCTATTACAGCAAAATTTAAACATAAATATTCTATAGATAAATATAAAGTTGAAGATGCAGAAAGTATTTTAGATATGCCAATGAGTGCTGTAACAAGTTCAGTTTTTTTTTTGTTGACTTTAGGGATAGACTTGTCAAAGACTATGAGGAAATATTTGGACAAGGGTCAGGAGGAGGTCTTGATAGATTATCTCAATTTGGAGCAAAATGGGGTTGGTATCAATCACTTTATGAACTCGCTGGAGGAGATGTTACAAAACTTGAAAGTATCACTGAACTAGAAATGCATAAATGCTTTATGATGTTATCGTTTAAAAAAGAAAGAAATGCTCTTGAAGCAGTACAAATAAAAAAACAATTTAAAAAATGAGCAATCAAGGAATAAGAGGGTATTATCAAATTACAAATACAATAAAAGAACAACTCTTAAAAGACCAAGACATTAATACAGTAACCTCTGGAGATTTAAGTCAAGTTAATTTAGGGAAACAAGACATCTTTCCTATGGGGCATATTCTAATTAATAATGTAATAGTAGAAGAACAAGTTCTAAGATTTAATATAAATGTTCTTACAATGGATATTGTTAATCAATCAAAAGAACCAACAGTAGATGTTTTTACAGGCAACACAAATGAGCAAGACATACTAAATACTCAATTAGGGGTTTTAAATAAATTAATACAAATTTTAAAGAGAGGAGATTTATACACAGATATGTACCAACTTGATGGAGACCCTAGCTTAGAGCCTTTTTATGATAGGTTTGAAAACAACCTAGCAGGATGGTCTGCTAATCTAGACATACTAATTTACAATGACATAACAATATGCTAAAATGAACGTAAGCGAAAACACAAAATTGACACTTGATATTAAAACAATATGGATAATTGTAGCTTTTACTATTTCTTTAGCTACTACCTATTTTACTTTACAGGCACAAATACAACAAGCTATGATAGAGCCAAAACCTGAAGTAACTGCTATTGAATATGAGTATAAAGATTTATTAGTCAGAGAAAGTGTTTTAAGGTTAGAAGAAAAACAAACTATAATGGCAGATGATATAAAAGAAGTAAAAACTCAGCTTGAAAAAATAGACCAAAGATTATATGAATTAAGTAGAAAATGAAAAACATAATTATATTAATAGTTGTTCTGAATATAAACTTGACTTTTGCTCAAGACTATAAGAATGATATTAGTGTAGTTCAATTTTCAGCAAGTTTTGTAAAAGATGCAGAAATGTCTTTAGTAAAATTTAAAGATTATAATATACACTTCTTTTATATGGAACAGAACAGGGAGATATTTAAAAGAGAAAAAATAAGATATCTGCCTACTGTAGTTTTATATCATAATGGCAAAGAAATTACCAGAGTTGAAAGTGGAATAGATTTAAAACTCCCTGAAAATTGTGACAAGAAAATAAGTGAACACATAGATGAATTATTAAAAGACAAATTTTAATTATGAAGTTTAAACAAATAGAAAAGGAATTAAAATTATTTGCTCACAAAGTAATAGAAGCATCAAGAAAAAACCTTAAAAGAAAAAAAAAGATTACCACAGGGCAATTATATAAATCTTTAACTTCTAAAGTTGTGCCTCAAAAAGATTCTGTTTTATTACAATTTAAAATGGAAGATTACGGAGTGTTTGTAGATAGGGGTGTTAAAGGAAAAGACCCTAATGCGTTACCTGACAAGGCGAAATGGAAAGGAGTACAAAGAGCACCGAATAGCCCATATCAATTTGGGAGTATGAAAAGCAGAGGATTAAGAGGAGCAATAAATATGTGGACTGTACAAAAAGGTGTTTTTGATAAACAAATAAGGAATAAGAAAGGTCAGTTTATTCCAAGAAAGAGTTTACAATTTATGATGTCAAGAAGTATTTATTTAGCAGGGCTTGAGGCTACAATGTTTTTTACTGACCCTTATAATAAAGAATTAAGAATATTTGCAGCAAAGTTTTTTGATGCGTTTATTATAGATATTGATGAAAAACTTGTTTACGAAGATAAAAAATAAATTATGGCATTAATAAAATTAAGAAGTCCGAGATATGAAGTATTAACAGCACCTGCGACAGCATTATCTGCTAAGCTAGAATTGCTTATTGATACAACTGCTCCTGCTACCACCTTAAGATATACAATAATAAAAGATTGTACAGCAACAGAAGATGTAGTTTTTGAAATAGCTGAATTGTGTAGGGATTATTTAACTCCTACAGTAGTTTTATCCCCTCCTGATTATCCTGATACAAATACAATAGCAATAGAAAGAAAAATTTATTTTTATCCAGAAGCTAATGCAGGAGGTACACAAATAGGAACTACAAATGAAGTTACTCATATTGGCTATGATGGTTATGGAACTTTTATGGATGGGTACAATCCTACAATACCAACAAGGCAGGTTTTATTTACTCCTAATTATGCAACAAGTCCTGACACTTATGAGGTGTTTGTTCCTCAGAGTACAGATGGAGCAGTTCAATATACAGATTCACTAGGTGCTTTACAAACTCAAGACTTTGCAGGTGGAGATACTTCAGATGTAATAGAAACTACAACAGTATATTTCAGGAGAATAGATTGCACTAAGTATGGGGATGGAACTAAAGTTGTATTCATAAATAAATGGGGTGCTATTCAGGAACTTTGGTTTTTCTTAAAAAAGGTAGATACAACAAACACAAAAAGTGAGAAATTTCAAAGAAACTTAATGGACTTTTCAACAGCAGGAAGCCCTACCTATGACACTAAAACACACGCTGTAAACATTTTTAATAAAGAAGCTAAGACTTCAATTAGATTAAGTTCAGGGTATTATCCTGAATATACAAACGCTTGGTTTGAAGAATTGTTATTATCAGAATATGTGTGGATAGTGAGACCAAAATATACCGACCTTACAACAGATGAGATAATCCCTGTAAATGTAAAAACTTCTAATATGACACACAAAACAAGTGTAAATGACAAGTTAATAGAATACACTATTGATTTTGAACAGGCGTTTGATTACATAAATAATGTTAGATAAATGCAAAAATTACAGCTTTATATAAGTGGAACTAGAGTAGATTTATTCAAGGATGAAACAGTATCTATTACTCAAACTATAAAAAATGTCCGTGATATATCTAAAATATTTACAGAATTTACTCAAACATTTACAATTCCTGCATCAAAAACAAATAATAAATTCTTCAAACATTATTATAACTTTGATATTGACGGAGGATTTGATGCAAGAGACAAGGTAAGTTCTGAAATTCAACTAAATTATACACCATTTAAAAAAGGATTTATAAGATTGGAGGGAGTTGAAATGAAAAAAAATAAACCCTCTGCATATAAGATTACTTTCTTTGGCGAGACGGTAAATTTAAAAGACTTAGTAGGAGAGGATGATTTGTCAGATGTATTTGCAGGAGTAACAACTTACAATACAGATTATGACTATGGAGATGTAAGACTTTTATTAGTTAGCACTCCATCAGCATTAATTACACCCTTAATAACACACACTAGACAACTTTATTATGATAGTGGAGGAAATGTAGGGGAGGGTAATTTGGCTTGGGATAGTGCAAGTTCTGCTAATGGTGTTTATTGGTCGGATTTAAAATATGCTTTACGCTTATATGAGATAATTCAAGAAATTCAAACTAAATATAGTATTACATTTTCAACAGATTTTTTCTCTACAACTAATTTAGATTTCTATAATTTATATTTATGGTTACATAGAAAAAAAGGAGATGTTGAACCTGCAGAACAAGTTTCTTTACAATATCAAACTGTAGGAACTTATAATGCAGGTGGCAGTAATAATGGACCTACTACAACAGCAGGAACAGGGATTACACTTCCAAGCGATGCAGTTACCTATCCTAACAACTTGCTTACCAATGACTTAACTTTAATTCCAAGCACAAATTTGGTTGCATATAATGTTAAAGTATTAAGAGGTTCATCTGTAATTTATACAGCAGTTGATGTAACAGGGCAATTAGATTTAACTAAAACACAATTAGGAGATTTTGCAGTTGGAACATATTCAGTTCAAATTGCTTCAGCAGGAACAATTTCATTTACTAGTGGAAATGTACAATGGGAGTTTACAGGCTCAGAATTTGAAGTGCCTTCGCCTTGGACTGACACATATACCAACGCAGGTAGCACAGGGTCTAGCACTACTTTTGAGTTTGTTACAAGCGAACAAATACCAAAAATTAAGGTAATAGATTTTCTTACAGGAATTTTTAAAATGTTTAATTTAACTGCTTACGTTGATGAAGCAGGAACAATAGTAGTAAAAAAATTAAGCGAGTATTATGCTGATTCAACTACTGTATGGACTATTGATGACCACGTTGATATTAAAAAAAGCAAAGTAAATGTAGCTTTACCTTTTAAAGAAATTCAATTTTATTATAAGGGATTAAAAACATATTTGTCAAACCAATATACACAACTATATAACAAAGGTTGGGGAACAGAAGAATATTTTGGAGAATCAAATTTTGATGGACCTACAAAAGTTTATAAAGTTCAAATTCCCTTTGAACACGTCCAGTACCAAAGATTAATAAATGGAACAGGTGGAGGTAATACAACTATTCAATGGGGGTGGTTTGTAAATGATAATAAAAATTCTTATTATGGAAGTCCTCTTATATTTTATAATATTTTTCAATCTAATGTAAGCACTTCTATTTCTGTTAAAAATACAGCAAGTTCAAATTCACAAACTGCATATTATAATATCCCATCTAATAGTAGAGCATTAGCGACAGCAACAAGTGCAGCAAATATTAATTTCTTTAATGAAACAAATGAATATACACCAAACAGCACTTTTGATGAAACATTATTTAAGAATTATTATCAAGATTATATTGTTGAAATATTTAATGCTAAGAGAAGATTAACAAAAGTAACAGCATATTTGCCATTAAAAATGATATATAATTTAAAATTGAATGATAAAATTTCGTTAAATAATAGAACGTACAAGATAAATAGTGTTAAAACAAATCTCACTACTGGCAAAAGTGATTTTGAATTATTAAATGTAGTATGATAAAAACAATTATAGATTTATTGCAGGTTGCAAAAGGGGAAACAGAGAATATTAAAATAGCACAAGGGAAATATGCGTTGCCTACAAATTTTAAAAAGGCGTATAATCAAGTTAAAAAAGAAATAAAATGGCTTCAGTAATAAGAGAATATACATTAAAGCTAACCACTAAGGAAGCACAAAAAAATCTAAAAGAAGTTACTGATTCTTTGCAACTTCAGGATGATGCTATTAATAGGATTAACAAAGATTTAATAAAATACGAAAAATCATTAGCTGACACAGTAGGGTTTTCAGGCAAGGCTATGCAAAAGAGAAGTGCTTTAAATAAATTAATAGAAAAAACAAAATTAGAATTAAAAGAGGAGACACTAGGTAGAAAACAATTATTTAAAGAACAACAAAGGGCTGCTAAACAACTACAACAAGCTAAAAAAGATACTGCAGAATTTGGTGGTGTAATGAAAGTCCTTGACGCTAGTACAGGGGGTGCTGTTTCTTCTATGACAAATTTAGTCAGTGGGGTTGGTGGTGCTACTAAAGGATTCAAAGGAATGAGGTTGGCAATAATAGCAACAGGAATTGGTGCTTTACTTATTGCTGTAACTTCATTAGCAGCTGCTTTTACTAGGTCAGAAGAAGGACAAAATAAGTTCTCAAAATTAATGGGGGTTATGGGTGCGATTACAGGGCAGTTCTTAGACCTTCTTGCAGGGTTAGGAGACAAATTAATATGGGTATTTACCAGTCCAAGAGAAGCATTAACCAGTTTTGTTGAATTAATTAAATCACAAATAATAAATAGGTTTAATGCAGCAATAGATACAGTTGGTTTTTTAGGAAAAGCAATTAAGAAAGTATTTGAAGGAGATTTTTCAGGAGCAATGGATGCTGCGAAGGAAGCAGGAAACTCTTATGTAGATGTATTAACAGGTGTTGAAAATTCTTTAGAGAAAGTTACAACAGGAGTTAAAGACTTTGTAAAAGAAACTGTAAAAGAGGCAGAGACTGCAGCAAAAATTGCCGATATGAGAGCAAATATTGATAAAACTGCAAGGGAACTTGTAGTTGAAAGAGCAGAAGCTGATGCAAAGATTGCTAAACTTAGAGAGATTGCAGCCGATAAATTCAATGTTAGTGTAGAGGAAAGAATACAAGCATTAAAAGATGCAGCTGCTCTTGAAGATGGAATTGCTGCAAAAGAATTAAAACTTGCTAAACAAAGATTAGAAGCACACCAACTTCAAATGAGCTTAGGTTTAGACGATAAAGCTGCCTTAGATGAAGAAGCAAAGTTAATTGCAGCAGTATCTAAAGTCGAAGAAGATAGGGCAACGAAACAAAGAATGCTTATCAGGTCAACTACAATGGCACAGAGAGAAGCTAATGCAGAAATAGCTGCAGATAAAAAAATAGCAGACGACAAACAAGATGAAATAGATGCTTTAAAAATACAAAAAGACAAAGACCTTGCTGCTTTAAAGAAAGAAATTAGAGATGCAGAAGCAAACACAGAAGATGAAGAAAGAGCATTAGAGTTATTAAAAATACAAGAACATTATGATGCATTAATTTTACTGGCAGATGAAAACGATATAGTAACTGATGAATTAAAAGCAACAAGAGATGAAATACTTGCCGAGAAACAAGCAGAGTTTGATGCTATTGACCAAGAAAGAAAGCAAAAATTATTAGATGATGATAAAAAAATAGAGGATAAAAAAAGGAAAATGGCAATGAAAACCTTAGATAATGCCGCAAGAATGGTAGGCGAACATACTAAACTAGGAAAAGCTATGTTACTAGCAAAACAAGTGATGTTGATTAAACAAATGATAATGGATGCAAAGTCTCAAATATCAACAGGAACAAAAGTGGTTGCAGAAGCAGGAATGCAGGGAAGCGAAGCAGGTGTTGAAGTAGCAGGGTCAATAGCGAAAGGTGCAAATACAGCACCACCTCCTGCAAATATTCCATTTATTTTATCAGCAATAGCAACAGGTGTTGGGATTATATCGTCAGTTAAGTCTGCAATAAAAGCAACTAAGTCAGCAGCAGCATCAGTAGGAGCTAGTGGAGGAGCTGCTCCTACACCAGTTATGCCAAATATTAGCCCAACTGCACCAATTTTACCTGATATTACTTCGGTAGGACAAGATAATGTAAGCCAATTAGCAGGGGCTATTGGGGGTCAATCACAACCAGTACAAGCATTTGTTGTAAGTGGGGATGTAACAACCTCACAAAGTTTGGAAAGGAACATAATAGATAGTGCCTCAATCGGGTAAATACAAAATTATTTAATTAAATCGTTATAGAAGTATGAAAATTATAGAATTGATTCTTGATGAAGCTCAGGACATTATGGGGATTGATGCAATTTCCATCGTAGAAAACCCTGCTATAGAGCAAAACTTTTTAGCACTAAAAGCAGAGGAAATAAAACTAACAGAAGTATCTAAAGAGAAAAAAATCCTAATGGGTGCTTTACTTGTTCCTAATAAACCTATTTATAGAACAAGTGCAGAGGGAGAATATTATATTTATTTTTCAAAAGATACAGTAGAAAAGGCAAGTCAATTATATCTTAAAAATGGAAACCAAAATAATTCAACGCTAGAACACCAACACGAACTTAATGGATTAACCTTAGTTGAAAGTTGGATAGTTGAAGATGCTAAATATGACAAGTCTAGGAAGTATGGATTAAATGTGCCAGTCGGAACTTGGATGGGGTCAGTCAAAGTTAATAATGATGAAGTGTGGAATGAGTATGTTAAAAACGGAAAAGTAAAAGGATTTAGTATAGAGGGATATTTTGTGGATAAAATGCAAAATAAAAACAAAGAAGAACAAAAGGCTCAATCTCTTTTAGCTAAAATTAAAAATATTTTAGAATAAGTGAAGCAAAGTAAGACATTTATTCCAAGCAGAACAAGTCCAAAGGGAAGCTCTAGGGGTTGTTTATGTAAAGATAAAAATACTTACTCTAGAAAATGCTGTGATGGTTCAATTTGGGCTCAAGGTATAGGAGTAATTAGTAGAACTGCATCTTAAAAATGCAAAATTAAATTTAATAATCGTTAATTAATTAATTATGAAAAGTAGTGAAATGATAAATAAAATTCGCACACTTCTTGACCTCCAAATTAAATTGGAACAAAGGAAGCTAGACAATGGTACTGTTTTAGAAGCAGAAGCATTTAGTCAGGGTAACGAAGTTTTCATCAAAACAGAAGATGAAAAAGTCGCTATGCCTATTGGAGAGTACACGCTTGAAGATGGTCAGGTGTTACTAGTAAAAGAGGAAGGGATTATTGCCGACCTAAAAGCAGATTCTAAAGAAGAGCCTGAAACAGAAGAAGAAGAAATGAAAGATGATGGCGAAGAAGCTGCTGTTGATGACTGGGAGGGTATGGAAAAAAGGATTAAAAACCTTGAAGATGCTGTAGCTGATTTAAAGAAAGACAAAGAACCACGTTCTGAAGAAGTTGAAGATGACAAGGATATTGAAGTTGATGCTGAAAAAGCAGGACAAGTTAAATCAAGAACTGTAAAAGAAGAATTTTCTCAACCTGCTGCTGCTCCAATTAAGCACAGTCCAGAGGGTAATTTTAAAAAGGAAGCAGATTTTCAGTTTTCAAATAAAAGACCGATGTCTGTTTTAGATTCGGTTATGGAAAAAATAACAAATAATTAATAATTAAATAAATAAATAAAAATGGCTTTAACAATCACAAGTACATATGCGGGACAGTTTTCGGGGAAATATATCGCTGCTGCATTGTTATCAGGTAACACTATTGCAAAAGGTGGTATCGAAGTAAAACCGAATATCAAGCTAAAAGAAGTTGTTAAAAAAGTAGTAACTTCTGGCTTAATCGTAAATGGCAGTTGTGATTTCACAAATGCTGGAGATGTAACTTTAACAGAGAGAATAATTGCTCCTGAAGAATTTCAGGTCAATCTCGAATTGTGTAAAACTCCTTTCGTTTCAGATTGGGAAGCAGTACAAATGGGATATTCTGCTTATGAAAAATTACCTCCAAAATTCTCTGACTTTTTAATTGGTCACGTAGCAGCAGAAGTTGCTCAAAAGACTGAACAAAATATTTGGGTAGGTGCTAATGCTACTGCAGGAGAATTTGATGGGTTAATCACTTTAGCAAAAGCTGATGCTGATGTTTCAGATATTACAGGAACAACTGTAACAAGTGCTAACGTAGTAGCAGAAATGGCGAAAGTTGTTGATGCTTGTCCGTCTGCTCTTTATGGAAAAGAAGATTTAAATCTTTATGTATCTCAAAATGTAGCGAAAGCATACATTAGAGCATTAGGAGGGTTTGCAAATGTAACTCCAGGTTACGAAACTAAATCTCAAATGTGGTATAGTGGTCAAGTTCTATCTTTTGATGGTGTTAATATTTTCCCTGCTTGGGGAATGACTGACAACCAAATGGTATTGGCTCAGAAATCAAATCTATGGTTTGGTACTGGTTTAATGAATGATATGAATATTGTAAAAACTCTAGATATGGCTGACCTTGATGGAAGTCAAAATGTGAGAGTAATTATGAGATTCACAGCAGCAGTTCAGTATGGGCTAGGTTCTGAAATCGTTCTTTACGACCCAACTGTATAATATAATAAATGGGTAGAATGGGATTCCTGTCCTACCCTTTTTTTAACTTTTAAAATATAATAATATGGCTTGTATATTAACAACTGGAAGGAAAGTACCTTGTAAAAAGGGGTTTGGCGGAATTAAAACTATATATATGGCTGATTTTCCTGTCGTTGCAACAGTAGATGCTGATGAAACTATATCTGCTTTTACTGACACACCTACTTGGTATCAATGGGATGTAAAAGGAAATTCATCACTTGAAACAGCAGTTACAAGTTCTAGAGAAAATGGAACAACTTTTTATACTCAAACACTTAATCTTACATTACCTTATATTGATAATGCTACTAAAAATGAATTACAAATTATTGCTCACGCAAGACCTGTAGTTGTGATAGAGGATTATTACGGTAATCAATTATTATGTGGGTATGAAAATGGATGTGAAGTTACTGGAGGAACAATAGTAACTGGAGCTGCAGCAGGAGATTTAACAGGATTTACACTAGTAATGGAGGGGATTGAAGAAACTGCTCCTTATTTTGTAGATGAAGGAGTAATCTCTGGAGACGCAACACAGATAGACCCAGCTTAATATTAATCATTAATATTAATTTTCTAAAGAAGCACTCTTTTCAGGGTGCTTTTTTTATTTTACAAATTGACTTATTTTAATCGTTATATATAAAATGATTGTATTAACGACCACAGCATCCCAAACATTAAAAGTAATTCCTAGAGAATATTTAGGGCAGTTTAATATTGATGTAAGAGATACTACTTTAAATAAGACATTTAGTTATTTTGAAGAAACCACTTCAACAAGTGGTAATTATTTAACATTTACAAATTCTTATGTAGATTCAGGGGCTGCTACAATTTTTATAGAGGGTAGATTTTATGATTTGGATTTATATGCTGATTATAACTATTGGAATATGAATTTAAGTTTATGGGAACTATATGATGAAGTATGGCAAACAGATTCAGACCAAACACAAAATATATATAAAGACAAAATCTTTTGTACAGACCAAGATATTGACCAACTTAATGATAATGACCATTATCAGCTAAACAAAGGGCAATACACTACTAACGATTCATTTGATAATGAGTATATTGTAATATGAAAAATAAAAAAAGAAATAAAATAGGGCAATTTATGAAAAAACTTTCTCCAGAAATTAGTTTTGTTAATTTAAGCACCTATACAAGTCCAGAAGTTGTAGAAGAAATCAACAAAGAATGGATAAAGTATGGAACGGATAACAATTATTTTCAATTTCTTATTGACAGATACAATGGAAGTCCAACAAACAACGCTGCTATCAACGGAATTTCACAACAAATCTATGGAAAGGGATTAAATGCTACAGATTCTGCAAGAAAACCAAATGAATACGCTCAAATGGTTACTTTATTAAACAAAGATACGGTAAGAAAACTTTGTTATGACTTAAAATTGATGGGTCAATGTGCTGTCCAAGTAATTTATAATAAACAACGAACTAAAATTGCTCAATTAGAACATTTTCCTATTGAAACACTAAGGGCAGAGAAAGCAAATGACTTAGGAGAGATTCCTGCATATTATTATTTTAAGGATTGGATAAATATTAGACCAAATGACAAACCTTTAAGAATCCCTGCGTTTGGTATGAGTAAAAAACCTATAGAAATAATGTATATCCAACCCTATAAGGCAGGATTTTATTACTATTCGCCTGTGGATTATCAAGGAGGGTTGCAATATTGTGAATTGGAAGAAGAAATTTCTAACTACCATTTAAATAACATAATGAATGGACTTTCTCCTAGTATGCTTATTAATTTCAATAATGGAACTCCAAATCAAGAAGAAAGAAGATTAATTGAAACAAAAATTGCTGAAAAATTTAGTGGCTCTAGTAATGCAGGGAAGTTTATACTCGCATTTAATGATACAAAAGACGCACAAGCTGAAATTACTCCTGTTCAATTAAGTGATGCACACCAACAGTATCAATTTTTAAGTGAGGAAAGTACAAAGAAAATAATGTTAGCACATAGGGTTGTAAGCCCAATGCTTCTAGGGATTAAAGATAGTACAGGGCTAGGGAATAATGCAGATGAAATTAAGACTGCTTCTTTATTAATGGATAATACAGTAATAAGACCTTTTCAGGAACTTTTAATAGATTCCTTTAACCAACTACTAGCAGTTAATGATATTGCCTTAAACCTATACTTTACGACCTTACAGCCACTAGAATTTACTGATGTTGACCCTGAAATTCAAGATGAAGAAGAAATTGAGGAAGAAACAGGTATAAAAAAGGATGATGAAGTAGAGTTGTCAGTTGAAAATAGTGATAAAATTTTAGGCTCACTTAAAACAAGTGGTCACAAGATGGGTAAAGACTATGAATTTGTTGCTGAAATGGATGAAAACGAAGATGTTGAGCCTGATGAATTTGCTAATTATTTAGTTGAAGAAAATAAAAGCACATTAAATAAAATTAGAACCCTTGTAGGATTAAAAGAAGCAACAGAAGATAATGTAGGAAGTGTTAAAGATGGTAGTGCATTTTCTTATTTAGATTCTAAAAATGGACTATACAAAATACGTTATAAATATAACAGAGGAATGAAAAGCACAGGAGAATCCAGAGATTTTTGCAGGGAGATGATGAATCTATCCAATGGAGGTTTGGTTTGGCGTATAGAAGATATTGATAATGCTAGTTGGGGAAAACTTGAAAAAGGTAAAGATGGGCAACAAAGCAAAAGAACAGACCCAAAAACAAATGTTGAATTTAGACATAGACCTGATTTGCCTTACGATATTTTCAAACTCAAAGGAGGAATATATTGTCAGCATAAATGGGTAAGAGTTTTATACAGGTTAATAAATAAAACAAAAGTGAGAGGGGAAAATTTAAAAAATTATAAAGAAGTTGGAATCGGTAGTTTTCCCAATTATATGAATAGGAAAAGACCAGCAGGAACTAAACAAAGCGAAATGCCAACAGGAGAAATGGATGGTAAAGGAGCATATCCTAAATAAAAAATTATGGCAACAGCATTATTTATAAATAGAACAGACTTAGTAAGAAATTCCATTATTGATGGGAATGTTGATACGGATAAGTATATTCAATTTATTAAACTCGCACAAGAGATACATATTCAAAATTATATGGGTACGGAGTTATATAATCAAATAAGTACTATGGTAGGAGATGGAACTATTGATGATGTAGGTAATGCTAAGTTTAAAACATTATTAAATGACTATATTTCCCCAATGCTGATATGGTTTGCACAAGTGGATTACATTCCATTCGCTGCTTACCAAATTAAGAACGGAGGAATATTTAAGCATACATCAGAAACTGCAGAAACAGTAAGTAAAAATGAAGTTGATTATTTGGTAGAGAAAGCTAGAACAAATGCTGAATGGTATAGTCGTAGATTTATTGATTATATGAGTTTTAATCAAAGTAATTTTCCTAAATACACTAGCAATAGCAATGAAGATATTAACCCGTCTTATGATGCTACATTTAACGGATGGGTTTTATGAGGTATAAACCAAAAAAAATAAATATTGAAAAGTTAAGAACTTTTTTAAAAAAAATAAATGACACTAAAAAACTAAAAAATGGCAAGTCTATATAATAACAAAATTTCAACTACGTATGTAGGTCTTATAAAGACTATTGATAACGCAGTAATTTCAGCTTCACT